GAGACATCCTCGTCGGTCGGATCACTGGAGTTGATCTCTCCAACGATCCTGGCGAGTACGTCAGGGTCAACTCCACGGAGCAGCTCTACCTTCTCAGCCTTCTTGAAGACAGGCTTGCCCTCACCATCGATTAGACGGTGGATAAGGGTGAGGACCATGGCCTCGGCAGACTTACCACCGCTTGCCGCTTCCATGATCTCACCCAGATTGTGCAGACTGATTCCAGGCCTAATGTAGACCGTAGTGTCCCACTCGGGGATATGAAGCTCCCTAGGCTCAGCCGTTAACTTGGCTTTGTAATGAGCCTTCGCCTTCTCCAATACACTCATATTAGGCCACCGTGGTCTCAGTTAAGCCGCCGCTACCCTGAAGCGAAATGCTGTGGGTAACCATGGAATCACCGTCAGCCGAACGGCTGATGCCCGTGACGATTGCGGTCCCGGTGTAGTAAACGTCACCAGTGGTGTCGCCTTCGGGATACACGTTGAAGGTCACTTCTGCACCAGCGGTGAGAGCGCCTTGGCCCGTGGTATCTTCCTCGTCCCAGAACACTTCCATGGAAGCGGTGAAATCGGTCTTGGAGGCAACGTAGGTGCGGGCAGCGTCTGCCATCACCGTGGTCTCAATAGTCCCTGCGGACTCATCAATGCTCCAAGAACGAACCTCTGCGATCGTATTCGCCCCAACCTTCAGGACGCCTTCCGACCCCTTGTGAATAGCCATTAGTCTTCCTCCTGAGCCTCATCGGCCTCATCAAATTCCGGCTCAGCCGGGAGAATTACAGGCTCCGCCTGTGCTATCACAGGGCAGGAGATTTCCCAGCCCCGCAATTCCATTAATTCCACTTTGCTGGGCAGCACCTTTACGGTGGTCTCCCCGAGCTTCATCTCGACCATCATACCGATGTCTCCAAGTCATTCTCGACAGTTGCATAGTCTACCGAGACTTCAAGGGTTCCATAAGCAACTGGCTGATCCCCATCCCCTGAGAAGTCAGAGGAGAACCGTAGAACCTGGGTATCTTTGGCATACCCACCACGGGTTAGGTCAGCAGTAAGCGCCTCTTCCACTTCTAGGCAAATCTGATCCAGCGTGTCGTCGTAGTCCGCCACGGCCTTAACGTAGATCTCTACGTTAACCGTAACGGTCCTGACCTGAGTCCTAGGGAAGTTCATCGACCCAAAGAGGGTGGCTTCCTCAGAGGTATAGATCGCGATGCCAGGAAGACGATCCTCAGCGATGGGATAAACCCGAGTCTGATAGACGTTGTTACCCGTGGTGGCTAAGCCAGTCAGGGTCGTCGTTACGTTATCGCGGATGAGCTTTCTGACATGAGCCATTACTGGGCCTCCAGCATCAACTCAGAGATCCCAGTTCCATCAGGCATATGTACGCGAATAACGTAGCTTGCTCCGTCTACAACCATAGTGGCCCCCTCAGAAATGCCAGCTAGGTCAGCGGTGCGACAGGTAAAGCGAGGCCGAGTCATGGCGAAGGCTACGGAGCCTCCCGAATCAACCTCTTCGTATGCGTTATCAATGATCCCCGTAATAGTCGTAGCGGAACCGCCGACAGGGGTATAGGTAGCCGAAACCCCGAAGTCAGCCAGCAGGTAGGACCGATCATCTTGGGTTTCTACAGCCATTAGCCATCAACCTTCTTCGGACGACCCCGACGACGCGGTTTCGTCTCTTCAGAGAATCCAATACTGCGGTCTTCCATGGGCTGCTCTTCAGCGTGGGGAGCTACTCGACCCATCTGCATAAGAGTCCTTGCCTCAGCGTCATCAAGCTCAACGAGGGAGCCCATCCGACGAACCCGACCAGCAGCGACCGTATTCCGTAAAACCTTATATTTCATAATGACTCCAAGGGATCAGGCCCCCCGAAGGGGGCCGTCACCTTAGTGCTTAGGCTTAGCTGCCGCCGTCATTTGCAAGGCAGAACGAGACAGCATTCCGGACCGCGACATCGCAACTTTGCAAAGCTACAACCCTTACGGTGCCGCTGGTGCTGGCGGTGTAGGGGTCAACCACGATATCGAGGCCCCCGAACATGCCGACCAGCAGGTCTGCGAAGTTGCCGAAGTAGGCATCCCCAGAGGCTGCTTGGTTGGACACGATGGCGCGATAGCCATTGATCGTGCCACCGGGCTCAACCACAAACTGAGCCGTGTTGGTGGCCTTCTCGGTGGTCTTGAGAGCGCCGTACATCGTTGCACCCATGATGTAGGCCAGATTGCCGAGGAGCGCATTGTCCTCTGCGACCTTGGTCTCCATCTCGACCACTTGAGCGAAGGTCGGCACGAGATCAGGAGCGGTTCCGAAATCAACGGTGTTGATGCCGGAGGTGTTCTTGATACCCGTGGGCTGACCCGAGGAGCCAGAACCGGACAGTGCGCCGAGGTCGATTGCGAGAGCAATGGCCTGTGCGAGGTCGTCACGGATCAGGGCCTCAACGTCAAGGCTCGACTGGATGAGCAGCTGGCGAGTCACATCGGTGTGAGCGCCGAGGGTGCGGGGCACCATCGACACAGAACCGACGGTCATCTCGGACTCAGAAGAAGCCCCACCTTCCGTTGCAATCCACCCAGCGGCTGCTGCTGCGGTCTTCTTGGGGATCTTCACGTCGCCGGAGAGGCCGTTGAGCATCCGAGCACCGGCTTGCATGACGGAGCTGCTGTTACGCAGCACGTCGATGAAGTCGCCGCCACGGAAGTCGTCGGTGAACAGAGCAGCCTCATCGGCGCTGTTCAGGTCACGCTTCCAGTTACGGAGCACTTCAGCCGGGAGCAGGATGCCCTGAGCAGCACGACCGTATTGATCGGCAGCTGCGCGGGAGCACTCAAACTCGAATGCAGCGGCTTCTTGAGCACGACGGTCGGTCGGGTTAGCAAGAGCGTGGATAGCGCGGATGATGCTGAAGCGCTTCACTTCCTGCTTGGTCATGCCGACATCTTGTGCCTCAAGGGCGCGCTCGGAACCGATCACTTCCAGCAGCTCACCGCGAAACTCCTCGATGGTCTTGCCTTCAGCGATGGCCTTGCGAGCCATTTCACCTTGGTTGTGCCGAGCACCAAGCTCGACGATTTGTGCAGCGGAACGCTGCGCGGCTTTGCGGGCTTCTGCCTCGACCGCCGCGATATCTACTTCGCTCATTTTTTGAGCCTCCATAGGATCGTTGGGGGTTACCGTAATGGTGGGAGAAGCAGAAGCGCTGCGACCCACGCCAACAGTCACGTCAGCGGGGATCGAAACGATGCTGGCTTCCACGGGACGCCAAGACACAGCACGGTATTCGTCCTTGCCTTTGCGTTCCATTTTGCCGATGGAGTAGCCGATTGAGACATTCGCACGGATTCCATCAACAACATCGTCGAAAACCTCTCGGGCCAGTCCGTTCTTTCCAAAACGCACCGTCGCACGGAGTCGCCGCGCCGAGCCGTCGAGTTCGACAGATTCAATAACGCCAATTTGCTGCTCAGGATCGTGATCCAGCAGGAGCGGGGCGCGTCCGCTATTCAAGAAGTCCAAGTCAATGGAGCCTTCGCCGTGGTCTAGGACTTCCATCCCAAACGAACGCTCAACCGGCTCTTCGGAAGAGATCGCCATGCGTACACGACGAGCATCTTCGTCAACAGCCTTCATCTCCATTGCCATAGCACGATGAACAACTTCAGGAGCTGCTTTGCGCTCCATATCGTCTTCGTCCATGTCTGCGGTCCTAAGGTCTTCGATCTTCGTCAGAGTGGAGAACCGATGGCCGACCATCGTGTCGGTAGGCTCTCCATCTTGGAAGATGCGAATGAGAGCAGCGGGATCATCCGGCTCTCCGTTGATCACAACGTCCGAGTCAGGCACTTCGATCTGCCCGTCCCGAACCACTTCATCAATCTGGCCGCGAGCCTTACCCCCTGAGGAGTCCCACTCAACAAAATCGCCAATCTTCAGTTCGTCAGGCTCTGCGCGTTCCATAACTCGCTCCTCAGAGGCAGGCTCAAACTCAATGACTTTGAAGTCATGCTCGTCTAACCATGCCTTTGCGTCATCAACAGACCACTTGAGTTTATCAAATCTCAAGGATTGTATTTCAGAACTATCAACATTCCCGTCAGTCATATTCAGGCCGATGATGGAATCAACTCCATCAGCCATCTGGTCCTTCATACGACGGAAATCATCAAACTCGTCGGGGTCTTTAATGCGGGCGGCATGCTCATTCGGATAAGGGCGTCCCATATCCAGGGATCGGTCGTCTTCATCAATGGAATCTAGTCGGTCTGCGAGACGATTAGCCCATGATCGTCCAGAATCCCCGCCCCAGAGAGCCCAAGCGATACGACCATTTGATGGATATCCATCTTCACCCGGGCGAAATCCTTCTGCTTGCTTATCCACCTCATGCCGTGCGAAGAAACTAACCATCCGTTTAATAGTTCTAGGCGAAAGCTCGCTTCGGTTGGAGATGTCACGGGCTCTTGCGACACCCACCTGCGTCCCACCTCGACCAAACTCGCTACGCCAATCCAGTCCTCGCTGGGCCTCATTTGCCATGGACTCGGTTGGTTTTGTGTCAATTTCAACCCCTTTATACGTCGCCATCGTCAGTCACATCCGCTTCAAGAGGCATTTTCTGGGCTCCGTAGGGTTCCAGACCGAATTTCACGCCAAACTGCTCCATCAGAGCCTTGTCACGTTGAATTTGAGCCAATAACTCCTCGGTATCCTTACCATACTGGCTGGCAACGTCATTGAGGCTCAAAACGCCGTTCTGAAGCCCCACAACCGCCGCATTCATCTCTTTGAGCGGATCGACCCAGCTCCAAGCCCGTCCACGGAATTCAGAAGCAGCCGAAAAACGGTCAAATTGACGAACCGGGATGCCAAAGGACTCAACTTCCATCGCAGATTCAAGCCAGCCCTCGTAAACGGGCCGGACAAAGTGGTCCACGAAGAAAGTT